TACGAAGGTCAAGCTTTAGAAAGAGAAATGGAAAGAAGAGACAACCTTAGCTCACAACTAGACTCAGCACTACAAGGATTGCAACCATCGAACATCCCACTGGTTCCACCTGCTACTGCTGTTAGACCACAGGATATGTTATCTGAAACGATCTTACCTAATCCAAAAGACCGAGAGTTGGCTGAACGCCTAGCAATGCGTTCTTCAGGAATTGGCTCTTTAACTTAGATTAAAGCTGATCTACATCAAACTGAACATTCATTGTATTCCCATAAAACTTAGAAGTTTGCACTCCTAGATTTATAAAATACTCAGCCATCTTTCTTGGGCATTTATTCTTCGCACTAGCAAGTGCAAACAATTGATCAGACAAATTCTTATCAATGGCTATAGGGGTAATGTCCTGTTCAACTCTTTGTGAGCCTTTTATTTGTTTGACAATATCTTTAGGAAAATGTCCTGCTAACATAATTGTCTCCTAGTTATACAGCTTCCCCCTCTTGCTGTTGCATTACTTTTTTGTGATTGGTCTCCACCATTAAACGGATTTGATCAATCTTCTTTCTTCTTTCTAAAGAACAAATCTCTTGCAATAACTCGTAGGTTGCTAGATCGACTGTCAAGGTTCTGTAGCCCTTGTTGTAGTCACCCATATCAATCTCCTTTATGTACTTAAAACTGAATTGTAACTGATTATAATACATTTGAACACAATATTAACACTTTATTAGCATATAAAAAAACATCAATAAAAGTGTTGAAAAGTGTTGTAATCTTTAATCAGTTTGTTATTATTAAAGTATAAATTCATTAATTAACAGGAGAATCTAATGAAAAATCAAATATTTAAAGAGCTTACATACTACATATCTAGTGGAGAGCTTACGGCTATGTATACCCTTTGTCTTGGTTATGGACATGACCCAAAAGGAGATCACATTGTGAACCTTTCTACTGACTCTGAAAAAGCAGTAAGCAAGGCTATGGAGTATGTCAAAAAGGCTAATGACATTTATCCTCTTGAGACATCATATGCTGATGTAAGTCTTAATGAAATTGTTAGAAGAAAGCAAGAGCAAATTGAGGCTGACAATCTAAAAAGAAAGGAAGAAAATATTGCTAATTGGGTTGTAGCTTCTAAAGAGTTAATTTCTCAAGGCAAAAATCCTTTTGATAAAATTTGGGCAAATGGTCATGTAGTAGGTCATTATTTTCTTGATGACATGTCTCAAGAAAGCATCAATTACTGGGCAAATCTTACTGAGTACAAAAGTGAGATTCATGAAGCCATAAGCAACATATGTAAGCCACAGGCTATTTACATTCCTAAAAATGCTAACAAACATTTTGGTTCTGTTGGTGACAAGGTTACTGTTAAAGCCTTTGTTCTAAGCCAAGATCATTATGAAAATAGTTTTGGTTACAACAATTATTCTGTAAAAATAAAATACATTACAGAAGATGGTGAAAGGCTAGTAACCAATGGTGGTGATGAAACTAAGTTTAATGAGGCTATTTGGAATTCTGTCAATACTTGGGTTGAGTTAGAAGCTACAGTAAAATCTCATAATAAATTTACACCAAAGATAGACTATACAGAAGTTTGTGAAAAAACTGGTCAACTTATTGACAAAGAAAAAGATGGTGACAAGACTTGGAATACCACTTCACTTATTAGACCAAAGCTCATCAGAGTGTTTGGTCAAGAAGAGGAGGTAGCGTAACAAGTGTTCACAAGTGTTGACATTCAATGCTTGTGAGAGTAAATTTAAGTTTGTTCATTTAAACAAGGAGAATCAAAATGGCAAGAACAAGAAAAGACGAGACCTACGATCAGATGGTTGCAAGATATAGGAAAGACCTTGGAGATGATATCCATGAGACATACACAGGGCGTTGTGTCCTTGGTGATCATGGTGAGTTCACATCTACCTTTGAAGGATTCCTCAATAACCCCATAGGTTGTAATGCTTGTATACAAAAAGGCATGATCACTTGGGACAGAGACTTCAATGAAGCATTAGTTTGGGAGGCAATAAAGAAAGTTATTGCAGATAAAAATAAACCTAAAGTAGAGGAGGCAGAAAGTGACACAGTATAAAGATGTTGTAGAAAAGCAAAACCAAAAGCTCAAAGAAGAGAAAGACGCAAACACAATTACAGAGCTTGGTTGGCAAAGAGAAGAAATGGGTAAAGCCAATGTTGTCAGACACAAAAGATATCGAGATAGAGTAGAATATGAATATTCTGATAAACGCAAAAAGCCACACACAGAATGGAGATAAATTATCCATGTGGTTGGTTTGATGCAGAGCAACTACCAAAGGAAGATGATGAGTGATCCAACAAAAGATTTATACGACTATAAGGGTAACTTCTATGACGATGTTACTGGAAAATTATACAAGTGGTCAGAGTTTAGAAAACTATTAAAAGAAAGAAACGAGGGGGAGAAAAAGGATGGTGCCAACAAATAAACCCATAAGCTTTGAGCAAGCTTTGTATGCTTACAAATGTCATTACCAAGACATGTACAACATGAGCAATGTAGAGATGCCCGACATTGTATCTTCATATGTGGATGCAAAAGGCGGTTGGTTTTTAAGAACCCACAACGATGAGAAATTAGCTCATGTATTAAAGTCGGGTTATGTTAAACTAAACTATTAAGAGAGGACCCTAAATGTTATTTAAAAAGAAAGACGATATCTTGTTGAACACTAGCAAGATGACAGCCAGTGAAGTGATAGAAACTTACGCTAGGCTTAACCTGTTTCAAAAGGCAGGACTGCTTAGGCTATTGGTTAGAGATGTGATCTTTGAACACAATGATGAACAGATCAGTGGATTGGAGTTCAATAGCATTGAAGTAGACGGAGCTATTATTACAGCTAAGTCAGAAGACTAAAGGCGGTTGGGTATTTTGGCAACCCTTTTCATGGTCATAAACTTCCACAGTTCGGGTATAGGTCTTAGATTGTTATAACCCATAGCAACACTAGGACCGCTACCAAAATCTACATCTTGGGCTTTCTCTAAAAATTCTTTTCTACCTATCCACCCTGCAACCATCACTGAATCGGGTATGTCGTGGGGTGTGACAAGAATGGCTACATCAGCCTTAAAGTATTTCTTTTGTTTAAATAACAAATGCCCTGCTTGGGTAAAGGTAGCCTTCACATCGAAGGACACATCGTTGTCCCACATGTCGATGTTCATATCAATGCCACCCTTATGGATGTCGTGATCTATTTGAAAGATTCTAGCCACAGCTAACTCTCCCTTTACACCCAAGAGATCAATGTCGTGATCGGTGCGAGACTTATCTCTTCTTTGATTCGCAACGCCACTGGCTCTTGCCAACTGCCAACGCAAAGATGCCGCTTGTTCGCATTCTGATAAATCCTGTCTTGAAAATCTTACTATCATAATAATCCTTTTTTCTTTTTGTAACTGTGAATGCCAACCCTAAACATGGTTCTAGCTGTGTCATTCGGTAAGTCGTGATATGCCAAGTTTAATAACCTGTTTGAAAGCATGTACATACGCTGAGGCAACCACGCCACTGCAAGGTGGGTGATTGTCTCAATACGTTTTTCCTCAAAGCCATACTCTCGTAAAAAGTCCTCTCTTTCTTTTTGAGTGTTAAACTCTGAAGCTTTACCTGCCCAGTACATGTGATCATGAATCGGTCTAGGTAAACTTTTAGCCAATTACAAATCTGTAAGTTTGATTGGCACAATTTGATTGTGTAAATTGTATGGGGTGTAGATACCTGTTTGCTCACACTTCAACAATAAGTCCAGTGCTTGTTCATTCAGAGATCGACCATACTCTACAGCTTCAGGTTCTAACTCATAAACCACATATGGATATGGATGAGCCTTTTCTATTGCAAGAAACTGAAACCTATCAACCTCAGTCAGACCTACATTTTTAGCTGCATCAAGATAGAAAGCTGCCTGTTGATGATAGCCAAATGTTTTGACTGAATGTTTAAAGCCTCTTGGTGAAGCATCACGACAGGTTTTAAGATCAACAATCACATTGTCTTGCAACATATCAAAACGAGCTTTACACAAATGCCCAAAGTAATCGAAGACCACTGATAGCTCAGTCTTGTCCTCGCCTCTTGGTTTAAATGCATCAAGAACCTCACAACGAGCTACACAAGTGTCATACAAGTCTTGTGAGACAACGCTACGATTACCGACAGAAGAAAGAAAGTCTGCATGCTCTTCTTTGCCTGCCTTGGTTCTTTTGTCAACCTTAGGTGCTATGACGAACTCATCGTCAAACACATGAGGTTCTAAAAATAAACAATGTTGCAATCTACCCTCAACAAAGAATGAAGCCTCGCTGTCAGGCTTCTCTTCGTATTTATATTTATAAGGGTCTTTCATGATGGCTGAAAGATCATGCGATCTAAAAGCACCAAGATCATTGTATTCAGGGAAAGGCATGTCGTCATACACTCCCTCTTCGTAGACCACGACATCGAAGCGTGGTTCAAAATCTATTACATCACCCATGGTATAAAAGGGGGGCTACTAAATCTATTTGTTATGGAGAATCAAATATGAAATATATATCATGACCTAGTAGCCCAAACCGTTAAAACGGGATTTGGTCCTCGATTGATTTCTTGTCATCAGCCAAGTTATCAAGAGAAGAAAACTCTGTTGACTCTTCTTTTTGGTATTTAGCACTTTCAGCTTTATTAGATGCTACCACCTCAAAAGATTCATCAATCTTATTTTGTACCCATTCAGGTAAATTTACAAACACATCGCACATATCTTTGTTGTCTTTTGCATACTCATCAACATCAAAAGCTATCTGCTCATTGGTTGTTGCAACTTTCTTAACACCACCCTCAGGGTGATAGACAGCCGTTACTTTAGGATTACCACCTGAAGTATATTCAACTTCAAGCTCACAAGTGCATCCTAAGATATTGGTTAAATCAAAACCTTTAAGTTCATCATCGGTAAACTTCTTGTTACGCCATGAACATAAATGTAAAAACAAAGCAGACTTCTCATTAAGAGATAGTGTGTATTGTTTCATGATTGAGAAAGGTTTGCCGTCTGACATCTTCTCATCTAGTTCCCAGTATAAGAAGACACTGTGACGCTTCTTGGTTTCACCTTCATAGGTTTCGTTGTGTGTTCCCACATCAACAATTCTATAACAGGTTGCTTTATATCTACCCTTGGCAATGGTCTCAAAGTTACCGCTACCGCTATCGCTTATTGTTAAAGCCATATTTTTTCTCCTCAATAAAAATAATTATTGTTTATTTATTCCAAACAAAGTATATTGTAAGGTATTCAACACAACATAATATAGAAGTTTCACAGAGAGGGCAAGTATGGGGATCAAAAATATTAAAGGCGGAGGCAAGGAATACGACAAACCCTTGACCATGGAGTCAATGGGTAAGTTCACAGAGTTCTTAAAACAACATGGATTTGAACCTAAGAATGAAACACTGGAACCTAATCCCGAAAAACCACAAAGAGCATATACCAGTGTCAATGGCAAAAGAGCCATGTCAGGTTACTATGCTTACTATGATAACTTTGGCACACCTATTGGTTTTGCCTCTGATTATCGAACAGGACAAACTCATAACTTTAAATTATCTTCACGGAAATCTTCCGAGGTTAACTATGAAGCACTGGAGAAATTTAGAGAACAAGCAAGACAAGACCAAGAACAGAAACATTTAAAGATCGCAAAGAAAGCCAAAATGATTTGGGATGCAGGCAAACCTTGTGAGTCACATCCATACTTGGATTCTAAAAATGTACGGTCACACAACTTGAGAGAGCATAATGGCAAACTCTTGATACCCATCATCGATGAGAAAGGCAAGATGTGGTCGTTGCAGACGATCATGCCCGATGGATCGAAACGCTTTCTTTCGGGTGGTCGAACAGGCGGTTGTTTCTTTTTAATAGGTACACATTTAATAAAGGAATCTAAAAAGATAGGATTCGGTGAAGGTTACGCTACTTGTGCAACGATCTTTGAAGATCAAAACATTCCCATGGTGGTTTGTTTTAACGCAGGTAACTTGTTGTCTATTAATACCAAGTTCATGGAATCCATTCCAAACAAAGAGTTTATTATTTATGCAGACAATGATGCCAACGGTATTGGTGAGAAGAAAGCAATAGAAGCCGCTCAACAATCAAACGCTGAGGTGGTGATGCCAACAGAAGAAGGCATGGACTTCAACGATCAAAAAGCAGTCACTGGTGAGATCATTACCAAGAAGGTAGATGTTCCTGACCTAGTAGAGTTTGAGAAAACCACGCAAGGTCGGATCATGGCTACCACAGATAACTATCATGCACTCATGAAGACTTATGACATTGAATGTTATTACGATGTTATTAAGAAACGCATCGAGATAGAGATACCTAACTTTAAACCCATAGCAGATTTAAAAGATGAAGCACACTTAGTTGAATTAGAAAA